AACACCTTCAACATCATTAAATTGACCTCTTGTTCCAAAGTCATTTAAATATTTCCAGTCCGTTTTATAGAAGTCATATCCACCTCTTCTAAATCCTGAGAATCCTAAATTTAAAGCCATTTCTTCACTGTTGTTAAATACACCATAAGAAGTACCGCCAGTACCATAAGAGTTCTTAGCAGCGAGTGCATCGTCAATAGCTAAAGATAATGTTTTATCAATATAAAGCATGTTTTCTTCAATAGCTCCGTTTTTGTCTAATTGCTTTAATATATTATCAAAGCCGGTCATTGGAAGACCAGAACCTGATAAATCTCCAGAAAGATCTGTATAAACATTTCCTCTACCTGTTAAAGCAGCAAATAAACCTTCTGTACCACCAGCAGGAGATGCATTTTGTGTGCTTTTAACAGCTTCGATCATAGACATTTCTAAATAATCTTCAAATCTTTGACGAGTTTCATGCTCAGATTGTAAATACCATAAATATCCTGAAGCTCCATTTTCAGAAGTAACTTCAATCCATCCTATCTGTGCAGTGTCAGAACCATTGATTTGATAATTATCTTTTAGTATCATTGGTTTATTAGTATAAGAAGAATAACTAGCATCAAGTGATCCAGCCATTCCATCTGTACCTTTTGCAAATTCAGAACCGTATACTAATATTTTAGATTTAACATATCCAGATACACCTGTGATACCTGTCCAGTTTGCAGCTTCTAAACACGGTGCTGTGAATGTTGTTGTATCATTTGAACCGGCAGCGCCAGCAACAGTTACAACACCTCTTAAAACCGGTGTTATTCCGACTCCTGAACTATTAATTCCTTGAACCATAATAGTTTGGCCCACTCTTATTGCAGCAGCAGCAGAAGCAGCATGAGCAGTTCCATCAGGATTAGCTGCTAAAGTTACTGTAAATACGTTGTTACTACCTATAGCTACATTATTATAAGCTACATGTAATCTACCTTGTTCTACCCATCTTATTTCATCAGAAGCTGAAGGCATCTCTGCAGATACTAATTTTAAGAAACCACCAATAGATCTGTTTCCATAAATTTCAGCTTGCTTTTCATAAACATCAGGTAAGAACTGGTTTGTAAAATCAAAATTGGTAATATAATTACCTTGGAACAGTTGGCCTTTGCTAGGCGAAGGCGTCAAATGTTCTATTCCAGTTGTTAGTGCCATTTTTTATAAATTTTTATTGTTTAAGTTTAACTCTAAGTTTTGAACTTGAATTACCTGAAACAACTCTAAATTTTTGTCCGGATTTAGTTTCAATAAATCCTTCTTTTCTTGGTTCCATATTTATATTTTTAGCTTCTTTTGCACTTTGTTGTAAAGCATCGGCACGGCCCTGCTCATAAAAATGCTGAGCTATTTTATCTGCATTTCTTGCAGCAAATAAAGCTTTATGATAACCACTTGCATTTTCTAAATCTCCTTTATCATTTAAAAATTGATTTACAAAATTTGCAAGATTAGATTGAGCATTCTTTGTTTCTGTAACATTATTAACTTTATATCTATATTTATTATTTCCAACTTGAAAATCAAATCCTTTAAAGTCGTTACCAAAAACATTTTCTGTTCTCTGTAAAAATTTATTTGTTATTTCTTTGTTTATTTCTTCGTTCCTTTTTGAATCTTCATAAAACTTCAAAGCATTTTGATATTGTTCAGGTATTTCATTTTGCTTCTTCAACTTGATGTCAGCATAATATTTATCCCTATTAACAGTAAAAAACTGTCGAGCTTTATGTATTTCTTCTTTGTATGCGCGCTTTTTAGCACGTATTTCTTTAGGGTCATCATCTTCAGTATATGAAAAATTATCTTCCATATATTCTGATATTTCAGATTGTTCCCATGGTTTAGATTTTGTATAATATTCTCTTAATAATTCACTGTCTTTTAAACTAGATATATCTTTATTAAGAGCTACATAATCTTCAATTGAACCTCCAGTTTCATCCATAAACTTTACTAGCTTATCAACATTTTCTGGTAAATTTACTTCAGGTTCTTTTGGTTCAGGTTTTTCGTTTACTTCAGCCGAACGTTGATCAACTTTAGGTTGATTAGTTTCAACTTTTTCTGGCTGTTTATTTTCTTCTTCTTGTATAAGTTCAATAGGTGAGTCTATTTCTTCCCTCTGTTCTTCTTTGTCACTTTTATTGTTTTCTTCTTGTTTATTTTCTCCGGTAGGTTCTTTAACTTCCTCTTTGTTTTCCTTTTGAACTTCTTCGCTAGTTTCGGATCCGTCGCGTACAGATACCTCATTTGTGCTTTGCTTCTGAACGGCATCTTTTTCTTTGTTTTTTAGTTTATCTAAATCTATTTTTATAACGTCGTTATCTTTTTTTCCTGCAGCTTCCGGTTCTATTTCACCTTTTTCTACAGCTTTATCTAAAACAGCTTGTTCTGTTTGTTGTTTAGATTTTGGTTCGTCTGTGACGATTCCTTTTACTTTCCACTTTTCCATAATTTAATAATATATAATAATTTAAAATTTATTTAGGTTCAAATCTTGAAAGATCGATTCCACCTAAAACATCGTTACCTTTAGATTCAAATGGCTTAGAAGGTTTTGGACTTTGTACAGGTTTACTAAGCTCCACTTTTTCTTTTGAATCTAGCTCCATTTGTTTTAATTTCATATTTAAATCAAATTCAAACTGCATTAACTCTTTTTTTGTTCTAGCCTCTGTTTCAAGTTTTTGTATGTCAAAATTTTTCTGTGCTTCTTGAAGCTTCATTTTTGATTCAACTTTTACACTTTCAGCTTGAGCTTTTGCCATTTCAGCAGCTTGTGCAGCCTGAGCATTAGCTTGCGATTGAGCAGCAATATTTCTTTCTGCTTTAACTTGATCTGCAGCTGCTTTTTTAGCTCTTCTAAATTTTAATAATTGATTAGCTAATTTTATATTTTTTATTGCTCTAATATCTATTACATCTTCTAATTGTATTTGATCTTTAGATAAAGCTTGTTGTATATTATTTTCAACTAATTGTTTTTCATCTTCATCAGGATCTAATTCTATAAATACACCAAAATCATGCAAATGTATATTGTTTATTTCTTTTAATGCACCTACCGTAAATCTTCCTAAACTTTTAATAAATATATCTCTTTGAGGATGATAAGCTAATACATCTTTTAACCTTATAGATATTGCTTCTGCTAGTTCACTAGTTATATACATAGAACTATGTAATATATGTCTAGTAGCTGTATTAGAATTTGCAGCTGCTAATTTTTGTACACCAACTAAAGCATGAGGATCTGGATCAGAACCATCTCTTGCTTCATTTAATCCAGTCACATCTCTTATCATATTTAAATAATAATTATATGACTGTATTAAAAGGGCTGATTGCTGACCCCCACCTCCTGGTAATTCTTGAATAGGTACTTTGCCTGGGTTTGCGTCACCATCCACAGTCATTGAACGACCGATAATAGATCCTGTTTGAAAATATAAATTTAATGCTTCTTGTGGATTATAGTTTGTACCATTTCCTAAATCTATTTCAGATAATCCATCAGCATCTACAAATACACCAGATGGTGTCATTCTTTGTATTACCTGCTGTAATTTTAAATGTGTTAATTGTATTAAATCAGCATAAGTAACCATTCTGCTAACTAGGCTTTCAATTTTACCTTTATAAAATCTAGGTGCACTAACAACATAATTCATCATAACCGTATTCACGTTTGAGTCAGGACGAACCATGTTTTCAGCTTTTTGCCATTTTAAAAGTTTATTAGCACCTAAAACCATAACACCTTCATATATAACTTCTCTTGCTTGTGCTACTCTTTCAAATCTTGTTCTTTGATCTTTAGGTGGATTAAAAGTATCATCTTTTTTAATTGCTTTTTTAGCACCAGAAGATGTTTCTTTTATTTTAAATACACTTTGTTCCCAGGTTTTATAATTAAAATACATTACAGTTAATGTATTAGAATCATATGAATCATTAGAATCATTATTTGTATAATCATATTGATTAATCTTACTAGATCTTCTTACACAATCTTCAAACTCTTCATCTGATAATTCAGGAAATTGTTTTTTAAGCTCATTAGATTTTATTTGTTTTATTTCACCAAAATAATATACATCTTGAAAATTAGGATCTTCTGTATAAGAATATATTAAATTAGTAGGATCTACGTATTCGAGTTTAATACCGTCAGTATTATTAAAAGTATGCTTAGCACAAGATATACCCAGGACAGTTTGGTCATAATCTAAACGTTTTTTAAGTTCATAATAATGATTTCTTTTAAATACATTGTCAATAGCTTGCTCATGGGCCAACTCAATAGCTTGTTTATATCCTATTTGCATATGTAATTCAAGCTCTTCATCACTTTCAGGAGTTGGTTGACCCGAAAAGTTTTCAATATTTATACCTAACTTTGCATCAACTCGTTTTATAAAATCTTTTGTATTCATATCCTCGAGTGTCATTTCTACAAAATCAGTTCTTTTTTTTGTAGAAGAAGGATCTTGTGCAAATGCTTTAATTGTAAATAATCTATCTTGCATACCATTTACAACTATATCAACAAACTTTGGAATTATAGGTACAGGTTTCCAATCAAGATTTAAATATGATAAATCACCATTTATAGAAAATTCATCTTTATATTTTTGTATTGACTGTTCACCTCTAGCATATAATTTTAGTCTATGGAACTCTCGTTGGTTTTGAAGAAACCTACCCGTACCGGCACTTTTTCTAAACCACTCATTTTTTATACCTCTTGCCACTTCCAATCCGTACTTTTCACTAGCTTTTGTAGCGTCATCAACCGATTGGCTGGGAAATTGAGTTGTATATCCTGTAGCTTCTGCCATTATTATAATATTTTACTTTTTAATCCTGAATTATTATATTTAGAAAATCCAAAATCTATTTTTTTTGTTTGTCTTTCTGCTCTTGGAGCATATAAATGTCTTTGGCAAGCCATTATAGCTAAACCACTACTTATTGAAGCATCAAACTTTGTTCTATTGTTTATATTAAACTTAGACCAATCTTCGAGTGTTCTTTGAAAATACATTCTACCATGCTCTTCATTTATTATACCTACATTTTCTTCTATGTAAGATTCTATCGCAGATGCATGAGCTTGTCTTATATCTTCTGATGTATTAGGTATACCACCTAATTCTTTTTCTGTTACAGATAATTTATTTCTAACTTTATCTGGTCGGTTCATAGAAAATCCTCTATAACCTCTTCTTTTTAAATGATATAATAATCTTGGTTTATTATTTTCTGCAAGTATTGGCATACCATAAAATACTATTGCCATTAATACATCTTCAAAAA